GGCAGGTAGAGCACTTGCTGAAAAGATGGACTCAGATGTATTCGCATTGTTCAACAGTTTCACTAACTCAGTGGGCACTGAGGACTCTGCTATTACTGTTGATAGCATCTTTGAAGCGGTAGCAACTCTAAGAGAAAACAAAGTTGTAGGCCCATTGGCTTGCGTTGTTTCTCCAAGACAAGCTCTACAACTTAAGAAAGAACTAGCAACTGCTGGTGGTGCTAACTTAACAGCATCAGAGATTGGTTCTAGCGTATTACGCGGCTTCTACTTAGGTTCTGTTGCTGGTTGTCAAGTATTTGAATCAAGCCTAGTTAAGCGTGATTTAGACACTGATACTGATACTGAACTTAATGCTGTAGGTGCTGTTTTTGCTCCAACATCTATCGGACACGCAATCCGCGGTGGTGTTAATATGGAAACTCAGCGTCAAGCGGCTGCTCGTGCTACAGACATTATGATGAGTGCTGTTACTGGACAAGCAATTCTCCAGAACGCACACGGCGTAAAAATTGTAGGTTCAGACAGCGACTAATAGGGAGATAAGTTATGGCTTTTATAGTGGATAGTGGAAGCACAATCAGTTTTGCTGAATACGATGATGTTTATTCTACAGATGAGCGTCTATTTGAAACGAATGAAAGTCTAACTGATGATAAGGTAGAGGATTACCTAATTAAGGCAACAACAAGAATTCTAAACAAATTCCGTTCAAGTGATTGGTGGAGAGCTTACTATGTTAAGAACTCAACATCATTTACTTGGACAAGTGTTGCTGATATTCCAGCACTGGATGTTAATAGAATCATTGACAGACAAAGCGACTTTACGGACTTATGTGTTTATACTGCTCTAGCAGATTACATATATCCAACAGTTGCTGACTTTGGCGATGAGGCTGATCCAGAAAGGAATAAAATGGGTTATTACCAAAATAGAGCGGAAGCTCTATATGGTGAGCTTATTACTGCTGGTGATTGGTATGACTTTGATGACGATGGCTCTATTGCTTCGTCAGAAAAGTCGCCAGGTGCTTACAATCTAAAGAGAGTTAGATAATGAGAGACGAACTACTAACATTTGTTAAAGGACTAAGTTTAGGAACTATTGCTGTTTCAAATGACTTACCTTTTGATGACGGTGGAACTGCTCTCTATCTAAAGAACGCAAAAAGAATCTATGTGGATCGTCCGCAAAAGACTACTGATGCGTTTATCCAAACTTTAGATAGCACAACCATTAATAATGAGACTACTACCATATCGGTTTATTTCTCGACAGACGCAAAACAAATATTGGCCAATTATGATACTATTGTTGATGCTTTGAAAACTGCTAAGGACATTACTACTATTACTGGTATTAACCGTAGAGAAGTTGATGTTTCTAGTGAGTATGAGGGCGATATGATGGTAACACAGATTGACTATAGATATAGCAAAATATTAACATAAGGAGCATATTATGGCTACATATATCGTAAGTCCAGGTGGAGCAAGCGGAGCGGCAACTAGTCCTCCAGTGCTAACTTTATCTGTATCGGCGGCATCGGGTGATTTAGTTATCCCAATGCTACAAGATGTAACTATTAATAACGCAAACGATGTATTTACTTGGACACAGTTGAACGAATCTGCTAAATTACAGGTTGCTACAACTGCTACAAACAGTATTTCATCTAACATCGTTGTTGATGGCACATTATTCTTTGGAGACAGCGGCACAACTGCTGGTTCTGCGGAATATAAAGGATTGATTGGTTTATCTACTGACAAGGACGAGTGTGATTTTGAAATCAACTTGGGTGATAAGACTTTCAGTGGTGTAGGATACATCACTGGCTTGGCACCAACCGTTTCAGCGGACAGCCCAGTTTGGGTTACTCCAATCACTATTACAGTTAGCGGCGAATACACCGTTGCTTAATAGGTAAAATGAAAGATACAGGGCTCTTTTGGGCTCTGTATTCTTTTATTAACTAAATACAATACGAGGATAGATTTA